ATTAAACGGCAAGTTGGCCATGTATGCGTTCAATGCTGCTTTAACGTTGGCATCTATCACTGATGAGTATTGACCGTTAAAGTATATCGTTGCTGCCACTTCCATTTTATCGCTATCCTCATTAATCAAAGTAAACGCTATGCCTGCGGGGTTGAATGTTTCAACATACGTTTGCAATTCGGCTAATTCACCAACTGATACAGGTTCGGGCGGGTCATTCTTTGCAACCTTAATCAATACCGTTCTGTTTGGTGCTGTTACTACTGCGCATCGTGTTAAGATTTGATTGGCCACGTTCACCGTTGGATATTCGATAACGAATGTAGTTGTGTTCAACTCGGCAACATCGCCTGTTTGGAACTTCAACACCTTGTTACGTGTCCATTGCGGTGTGCTTGGTGCTGCGGTGCTTGCTATGGCTTCTAAATCAACCTTGAACAAGTCTTGCAACTGCTCAAACACTGCAATACATGATGCCACAATAAAGTAGTATAAGTTCCACTTTGCGGTTTGACTTGTTGAGGTCAAAGTTGACAATGTCGGGTCTGCGTTTTTTGCATCCAACATCTGTTGCTTGATTTGTTGTACTGACCTCGCCATTACGATATAGCTGTTATAATGCCGTTAACAACTGTGATGCTTGTAGGGTTTGTAAACGTACCACTAACACCATTTGTAAGTGTATAGGTAACAATCGCATCTACATCGGTTAACGATGTAACACCGTTTTGGTTTACGGGTATTTCTTCCGTTCCATCGAGTGCCGTTGCTGCTGGTAACTCGGATATTTTTTGCTCTGCCATTTTATTGTTGTATTATTAGATTATAACCTATTTCTGTTGTTAATGTATATCCTAATTCGCTTGCCAATGCTACCGCTTCGGGTATCGCTCCGCTTCGTATTGTATCATCCTCTAATTGCGGTGCGTTGTTAGTGATTAATGTTGTAACCAATGCTTCGGTTGTCGGTAAACTTGATGCCGAATAATCAAAGCCCTGCAATGTGTACGTAATAATAAATTCTTGTATGTTGGTATGGTCTGCCGATTGAATTTCACTTCTGCGCAGGAACCTGCTATTATACGGTGTTGACCAATTATGTACAAGTGCGTTAAGGTCTTGTTTTAATTGCAATACTGCCGTGTCCTCGGTCTTATAGCTTTCAAAACCTAAATGCAATGCAATACTTAATGTTCCTTGTTGTTGACCTTGTAAGTTCTCAATGTAATCGGCATTGGCAAACTCAATGAAACAACACGGATAATTAAATGGTACGTTCACATCCTCACGCTCAAATTGATTATTCCACAAGGCAACATACTTCAATGCTGCAAGTGTTTCAATTCGTGCCTTTAATGCGTTATAAATTGCTAATTGCATTACTTAAATATCTTATCTAATCGTTTAACAATCACTTTCTTTACTTGCTCATTAAGGTTGTAACTATCACCCATAAATTGGCGTTTGGGCATTTTAAACGTATGCCTGCCCCATGCCCTGCCCATCAAGCCATCATTATGTATTTTCGCATAGTCTAAATCTGTATGTATCTTAATACTCAACGCTGCTCTGTTTGCGGGGTCACGTATGATTGAACGCCTTAAATCACCCTCTTTAACTAATATTGCCCTTGTTGTATCATCAACCGTTTTACCGCTTTTCGTTTTGTACGTTTTTTTCTTTCTCGGCTTCCACTTCTCAACACTTTTATCATCCCATCCTTGCTTGCGGAACGATGCCACAAAGAAAGTTTTAGCCGTGTTACCAACATCAACAATAGCCGCTTCCATTGCCTTGCGGGCTTTCTGCTCCGCTTGTTTTAGGTTGAATTTATTGCTCTTTGCCATTATGTCGGTATCGGTAAATTCCAATTCTTCTTTGCCATCTCTTTATCACCCTTTGCAATGTCAAAGTAGGGGTGCTTGCCTTTGCCCCTTTCTTTAAACACATAGCCATCAATGCCCGCATTCATACGAAACAAGGGCGGAACATCATCGGGCGGTGTAAAGTTGCTCATATCGCTTAATTCCCCCTCTGTTAGTTGTATTACGGTACAACGGCAACGCCAACCGTTAGGTGGATAGTATTGCTTCCAAAAGGGGTCATTGATAGGTCTTATAATATTGTCAAGTGCTTGATGCGTTGGCCTTACTCTGCCATCACCAACGGTTTGGTATTGCAACAACGGCAATACATCGGCATCGGCTTCAATTCGCTTCCAATCGGATGCCATACGTGCTGATGCTTTGGCTGTTTGGTATTCGGCTTGTAAGTAATCTTCATTGTATAGCTTAAACATCGGCTTAACCGCTTCTTTAAACTTGTAAAAGTTCGATTTCAATTCGGGATCTGCTAACATCGCAGTCATTGTGCGTGTTTGTTGGTATGTTTTCGCACCACTGAATATGTAAATGTTATTGGTTAAGTCCGCAGTTAATATTTCATCAACAACAGGCGCTAAATCAATGCCATCACGTAAGTATTTCGCTGTCTTTAAATAAATCCCCTCTGGCAACACTTGATTATTTACCGCACCAATCCAAACATCATTTGAAAATCGATTAAAATCGTTTTCATCGAACGGTGTTGGTGGGTCAACTTCCTTATCTATATTCAATATGTCGCAGTACCCGCACATTAGCTGTATATGGCTCTTAATCGTTTGGCAATGTTTTCAACTTGGCTGTCGGTGTCCGTTTCGGTGTCCGTTTTGGTGTCCGTTTCTTCTTCTTCACCCATGCCCATTTCATCCTGCAACTCAATGCCGTATTTATGCTCCAAATATTCATTCTCAAACTTAACATACGGCATGAATGAAGCATCAATCTTGGCCTGCTCTGCTAACGGTAAACTTTCACTGTCATCGTACTTAAATGTGCATCCGGATAAATCGAACCCATTTCGGATCATCATCGGCACAAGTTGGTTCTCAATCACAAACTGCATCTTTAACGTGTCTTGTTTGGCTATCATATCAGCCACGTTCTGGTGTACGTTTGCACTGCCCGAATACGCCTTTTCATCGGTGGTGCCTGTTTGACCTAAGATTATCTTGCTAATTTCACTATTGCAACGCTCAACCATGTTATCAAACACTTGATACGCATCTGTTCGGCTTGCCTGCATCAACTCAATGTTGTCGTTAAGGTCTAACACCGCCCATGAAGCTACACCCATGTTTTTAAGCATATTTTCCATGTTCTTGCGGGTCATTTCATCACGAACATCGGTCTTGCCAACACGAATTGGTGAGCCGAATACCTCTGCAAACTCTGCCCATGCTGCCATTGCGTTTTTCTTCCAAATAACGTATGGTGCTAAATACATCATTAAGCCAAGGTCTCTTTTTTCGCCAACTCCAATACACCAATTGTTATACGGGGCTTCATCAAAGTGCTTGCCCTCGGTAACGGTTGCTGTATTGGTGCGTACCAAGCTAAATTCTGGTACTACGTAAATTCTCGGTATCAATTCAACACTTGAATATTTATCGTTAACGATTGCCCCAAATTGAACGCAGGAAAATCCCCAAAAGATACTATCAAGTGCCAAGTTTTGAAAATCATAAAACCACTTTTGATTGAACAATTCAGTTTTCGCTTCATCACATTCACCATCTGGGCCATACACCATAAACCTCTTGCACAATATCTTTGATTTACGTTGCAACATTGCACTTTGAACCTGCCCATCTAACACTATTTGTTGATAGGTTTGCATCAACAGAAAACGGTTAGGGTACATCGGTGACTCTGCTGATTGCAATGCAATATTAAAGCGTGTTGCATCTTGCCTAACACGTTGCAACTGCTGCTCAAAGTCAATAGTTTTACGTATGTTGGCCTTTTGAGGTTGAGGTTTGTTAAAGTTAAATATATCGTTATACCAAGCCATTACTTAAAGAAATTATCTTGTTTATCTAAACTATTACCGTAACGGATGCTAAAACCCTCACTATCTGCTGTGTTAATGTTCAACACCTCTGCTGTATCTGTACCGCTTGCCCATCTATCAAGTTGGTCCAATGCTTCTCTGTTGCGCTCAATTCTCAAATCGGGAATGTTACGCGGGTTAATACGTGCGTGCAAGTTATACAAGGTCATGTCCATTGCCAACTCAACAAACATTGGGTATCTGTTATCGCCCACTGTCCAATAAGTTGCGTTAGTTGTGGCATAACCTATCATCGGTGTCCAGAATGCTGTTAAGGTCAATGCCTTGTTTGTGTTGGCTACTAATGCCGTGTAAACAAAGCCGTTGTTATCGGTAACAATATCATCCTTTGCGTATTCGGTTGTCTTATCCCAGCGGTTAAAGTCATTAACGTGTGTAATCACTTCGCCTGCTATCACTCTGTCACGTGTACGGTAGTGGCGGCTGTTTGAATAGGCATCCATCGTGCCAAGTTCAATGTCAACCATATAACGCTGCACTAACTTGGTGCGCATACGTGAAATGGCCTTAACCTCGCTATCGTACAAGTTCTGTGGGTTATTCTCGGTAATTTGATTGAGGTCAACCGTTTGAATTATTGAAAGATAGTCGGAGGTTTTAAGAAATCGTGCCATAGTGCGAAATAATAAATAAAAATTCGATATTGGGCAAATATGTAACTAATTTTATTTATGTTTGCCATAACCAAATCAAACTAACTATGAAAAAACTATTTGTTGCCACATTCCAATTAAATAAAAATGCATACACAAAACTTGTTTATGCATTAAATGAAGAACAAGTAAGGTTGTACTTTGAAAACATAAAACAAAAATCCTCTTTTAAACTTACTACAATTCATGAAGTAATTGATATTTCAGAACTAAAATCTTGATGCTGATTTCCATTCTGCATCTCTACCAACAACAACAAGCGGTTTGATGATGCCTGTTTGAAACCTTGCGTATTGCGATGGGAATACGGATGTGATTAAGTAGCGTGTTAAATCTACAATGTGACCATACGGTTGATAACTTACTTTGGTCACAGGATCGGTTACGGTTTTCTTGTCAACTTTACCATTCTTATCTTCTTTGGTATTCTCAAAGTCAAGTATTGCCACTCTGCAAGTTTCATCAACGGTAAACGATATGCCCTGCTCATTGTAGGCAAGTATCGCATTGAAGAAGTCAGCACTCGGGCGCACATTCGGGTTTGATTTGGCAACTCGCCTAATCGGTTTAACTTCATCAAGTTCGTTTATTAGTAAGCGGAATAGGTCAAAGCCCTTTTCTTGCTTTACATCATCCTTTTGCGAGGTGCTATCCCCACAAACATAAACATGACCGTTGTGCTTCCAATGCCGTAACCTTTGCAGTATTGCCCTGCCCATTGCTTTAACCGTATTGTCTGGGTTCTTTAACGCTATGCAATCAATCATTCGTATCTCGTTTTCATCACTCACTTGGAACACACCACAAGGGAAGTATGGGTTAACGTTTTCATCAAAGGAAAGCCAAACGGCAAGTGATGGATCATAAGTTACAATACCGGTATGCTTAACAGTTGACCAACTTTTTAAAAACTCGCCACCGAAATCGACCTTGCCCCATTCGCCAAGGACATAAACTTTGTGCAGGTTCGGGTTGGCTTTCACTCGCTCGGTTAAGTGTTTAATATAATCAGCATCAAGGAACGCATTGTCCTTGTACGTAGTATGCAACACATAAGTATCATCATCTGGAGTATCAAAGAACCTGCGCTTTAACCAATGTTGCTCCGATATTGGGTTGAAAGTGATTATGAATTGTTTATAGTTGCTTGTTTCGCCCCTTACCCTTAACTCTAATTGATTAAAGTCCAATTCATCTAACTCGGTTGCTTCCTCACACCAAACCGAAGTAATACCTGCAATAGATTTGATTTTCTCGGCATCATCCATACCTGCACAAAGTATCTCGTTACCTGTTGGTGTATGAGTAAAACGCATTTCGGACTTGTTGATAGTAAACTCGGAATAAATATCATATTCAAGTAGCTTATCAATCAACAACTGATATATTGAATTACGTATCGTAGTGGCTACTTTACGGATGCACAATATACGATGATTGCGCTCTGTTGTGGTTCGCAGTATTATCTTTTGAATGGCTGCGATTGATTTGCCCGAGCCAATCAGCCCGCCCCGCCTTTCAATACCAAGTATCTATGTTGGCTTAAAAGTGCGGGGCGGTAGCAGTTATTTATTTTCATTGTCTATAAATTCAACTTTCCACAAGCGTAACTTCTCGCCTTGTGTTGTCAAATCAGCATTAACCGATGTCGGTATCAACTTTGCAGCTAACTTGTAAAACTCGGTTGTGTTTTCCTTTGCCCATGTTGCAAGGTTCGCATTCTTATCACCTTGCAGTTCATTAAATGCAATCTCAAATGCTTCCTTAACCGATTTGGTCAGTTTGTTTTGCGCTCCTTTCGGTTTGCCCTTGTTTCCTTTAGTAAAACCCATTTTTAAGTG